CTGACCAGCGTGACGCCGTTCTCGACGAGCGACGCCACGGCAGTCAGGTTCTTCGTCGGCAGCCACAGATCCCAGCCCCCGGTGCCGTCGATCACGTCACCGGTGACAGTCTCCTCGGTGATGTTCCACCCGCAGTAGCCCCGGATAGCGGCACTGGCCGAGTTGACCAGCAGGGTCGCCCGGTCGGTGGGGAACGTGTCGGCCGGGATGTCCAGCCAGACGATCAGCTCGGTGGGCGTGACGAATGAGGCCATCTCACTTGGTTCTGAGCAGGGTGGCCGTCCCGTCGACCACCGTCGCACCCACAGCCGGCGGGCCCGGTTCCGCCGCGGCCGTGGTGCCAGCGACGGTGACGATGAACTTCTTACCGTCGACGTACGCCAGCTCCTGGTTCAACGTGACCGCGGTCGTGTTGGCCCGCAGGACCCGCCGCAGCGCCCGGCCCATCCGGTCGACCGTCGCCGTGGTGGCGACGCCGAGCGTATCGAGCGAGTTGACCGTCGGGGCCTGTAGATCCCGGCCGAGGAAGTCCTCGCGGAAGTTGGTGGTGGCCATCAGACCTCACCCTCACTTTCGTTGTAGGCGGCGATCTCCTCGCGGAGCCGGTCGACACCCCAGCGGCCGTCGACCTTCACGCCGAGCGCCTCGGCCTGGGCGCGCAGCGCGTCGAGGTCCACGTCGTCGGCCGGCGGGGCATCCTCGGTCTCCGGCTCGGCCTCGACAGGCTCGTCGACGGCCCGGCCTTCCGGCGAGTCGCCGAGCAGATCCCGGTAGTAGGCCCTCATCTCGGCGTCGCCGGTTGCGGCGAGGAGCTCCGCGACACGGGCCCGGTCGATAGAACCGGCGACCCGGCCGTCCTCCTGTTCGATCATTGGTTGCCCTCCACTCAGGTCAGGTTGACGAGCTCTTGGACGCCACCGGTCTCGACGGTCATCGACGTGAAGTAGCCCGCGTAGGCCACCTGCACACCCAGCACCGACGGCTCAGTCGCCTGCAGCGCACCCACCCGCTGCTCGTACACCTCGACCGCTGCGGTCGACATGACGATCCCGAACGTGGTCGCCGGTGCGGAGGCCAGGCCCGCGGAACAGTACGCGGGGATGCCCGACACGGATCCGACGAGGCCCTGACCGAAGTCGGACGCGCTGAACCCGGGGGACTGGGCGTTCTGCGGGTTGATCGGGGCGAACAGCGAACCCCAGACTCCGAGCTTCGCCGGCTGGATCGCGAGGATGACCCGCCCCTGACCCTTGGTCGCGGCGTAGACGTTCGCAACAGCGGTCCACAGCCCCGCGACGAGCTCAGCCGCAGAGGGCACGTTGCCGGTCGTGACCGGGGCCAGCTCGACGTTGTTGGTGCCCGCGATCAGGGCCACCCCAAGCGCGGCCTCCGTCTGCACCGCGTACTGCGCGGACAGATCGTTGACCACGGCATCCATCATCTGCGGCGACGAGAAGTCCATGTCCTGACGGGACACGTTGACGTAACCGCCGTAGGTGACGGCGTTGCCGGTCAGCCGCGCGATCGTCATCTTCTGCGACACGAGCTCGGCCTTCTCATCCGCAGGCGCGCCGGCAGAACCCTGCACAGCGACCAACGTGCGAGCGGTGACCTTCGGCCGGTACCACGTCGCCGACGGCATGTCCCGCGGGCCGAGCAGGTTGACCAGCGGCCGGGACGCGTCGATGAAGTTCAGGACATCACCGATGATCGGGTCCGGGATGACACCCAGGTTGTCCGACGTCTTCTGGTGCGCCGCGGCACGGGTGTAGATCTCGAGCCGCTCCATCGCCGACTTGGAGCCGGTCTGGGCGGCGATGTGGTCGACCAGGTAGTGACCGGCGGACCGGTACTCGACCGGGCCGGCCTCGTAGCTGCGGCGGGCCGTGGTGATCGCCAGATCGACCTGCTTGGCGCGTGCGGCGATCTCACCGGCGATACGGGAGGTGTCCTCGAGCTGGATCAACTGCTCCTTGATCTCACCCATCCGGGTCCGGGTGTCTGCCAGGCCGGCCTTCTCGGTGTCGTTCAGGTCACGCTCTTGGTCCTGAACCTGGGCGATCAGTCCCTGGGCGTAGGCGTTGCGCTCTTCCAGTTCGTTTTCGAGACGCCGGATCATGGCGTCGTTCGCGTGGGAGTTGAGTCCCATGGTCGGTACTCCTTCAGAAGTTGCGGATGAAAGGAGCACGCCACCAGCCGACCCGCTACCCGGGTGCCTCACCCCGCTACCCGGGGCGGTGGACATGCGTGTTACTTGCTGAACCTCGTGCTGGCCCACGACAAGAGATCGTCGTCGAGCCATTCGTCCAGCGATGGAGTGACCAGCGGCTGCTTCCCAGCCTCTGGGTGCGCGGACAGTTCGCTATAAACAGCCACGGTCTCGGCGCCCGTGAACGCGGGGCTTTCCACCATCGAGAAATGCTCCAGGAACGCATTCAGCACCCGGCGTTTCATTGAGCGCCGGTCCAGGGAGACGTCGGATTGTTTCTTCACGAAGTAGCCGACGGACCCGCCGAGCATCCCCTCCGACGCCAACTGCAAGGTGTCGTCGCCGCGTGAGGTGCGGGCGACCTTCACCGAAGCCAGCAGCCCCCGCGGATCCGACTCGTCCATTTTCACGATCCGGCCCACGGTGTCGCCGCGGACATGTTCACGGTTCACGGGGATACGCACCGAGTTCTGCACCGCTTCGTGGAACGCGCGACGGTCGAACGCTTCGCGCCACACCTCGCCACGCCATGAGATCTCCGCTTCCTGGTCCCACGGCATCGCGATGACGTCGATGATGCGTTCCTTGAAGTTGACATCTTCCGATACGACAGCCCCGGAGCGGGTCAGGATCTCGATCTCGTCACTCATTACGCGCCACCACCTGTCAACGCCGTCGGCGCCGGATTCATCATCGGCTGCTGGTTCTGTAGAGCCTGGTCGAGCTGAGGCGGTTGCTCCGGCGCATCACCGGAGAAACGCTCCATCGTGCGGATCTCCTCGACGGACAACGCGCCCATCTCCTTCAGGATCTTGTACGACTCCGCACGCTCCTTGAGCGCCGGCCGCGAGTACTCGTCCCGGTTCAGCTCCGCCGACTGTCCTCGCGGCAGCGCCCACCCCGACAGTGCCGACATGACAGCCAGCGCCTTCGGACGCAGCGACGCCCGATCGTGGAAGTCGAACAGCGACGACACGTTGCTGTAGGTCATCGAATCGCCGCCCGACGGCAGTCCCATCAGGAACGGCGGCACACCCAGCAGGGTCACGATCCGGGACTCGGTGAACTGCGCCAGGTCGGTGAGGCCGATCTCCTCCGGCGTGAACTGCATCCGCTTGGCAGTGACCCCACCGGACAGCACCGGCGGCTGCTCAGGGTTCTGCACCCGCGCCCGCCACCACTGGTCCTTCAGCTTTTCGGAATCGGCCTTATCGAGCCGCTTCTCCGACTCCAGCCAGTAGTACGGGATGCCGCCACCCTCGGCGACCCCTGCGGCGTAACGGGCCAAAACCCCCGCCGCGATCAGCCGATACCGGCCGGAATCCAGCGGTCCGATCCCATGGGCGCTGTCCGTGGACGATTTGTAGCGGATGTGCAGGATCTCGTCCGTGACGTCCATGGGCCCGATGTTGTACGCCCGGTGACTGCCCTCCATCTCCACGTTGACCAGCCACGGCGGCACCACCCGGAAATTCATGGGCCACCCGTCCGCGGTCCGGGCCATCGGCAACACGAACGCCTCACCCAACTGGTAGTCCCAGAACAGCTGCTTCGCGAACTCCGCCCACGACGTGTACACCAGCGGATCCGGATTCGTCATCCACGACGTCGGATCAAGCACCTGCCCGCCACGGGTCCGGTACACCGGCATCGCCGACAGGACCGACGCATTCAGATCCAGCGCGCCCCACGCCGAATCGACCAGATCACCCAGCCGACCCTGGCTCCACGCAGGCGTCGCCCACTCGGCCGGCCACCCATCCCACGGCGACGTCACAATCGCCGCCATCCGGTTACCCGTCGGCTCAGCATCCTCGAACTCGACCTGATCCGGATCGCCCGGCCGGTAACCCGGCCCGACCGAGTCCGGTGCCCCGACGTTGCCGTTAGGTGTCGCTCCGGCCCCGGTCAGCCAATCCCACAAACCCATGTGACACCTCCTCAGTAGATCGCCGGCATCTGAACGTCCTGGGCAGCCCGGTCGTGCGCCATGATCGAACACACCGCCAAGTCGATCCGCCGCAACGAATGCTTGTTCTCCTTGTAGATCCGGGTCCCGCGGTTATCGGTCCGAACCGTCGCGTTCTCCATGTGCCGCTTCAGCCGCGCATCCCCCGACTGCGTCACAGCGCCGTTCAAGATCGCCGAATACAGACCCTCGGTCGCCGGCGTCATCCGCTGCGCAGACTGCGGATACTCCACCATCGGCACCCCGTCAGCCTCCAGCACCTGCGCCGTCCGCTGCCAACGGAACGGGTCATACACCACCTCGCGGACCTTCCACCTCACACAGCACTCCCGGACAGCCTGCTCCACCTCGAGCATGTTCACCCGCCAGTTCAACGCACCCGGCGGCGGCTCCCACAAGCCGGCCACATCCAGGTGCGGCCGCTCGCCGATCTCGCACACCACCAGCGCCGTCGCGTCCTGGCTGAACGACCCATCCAGCGACAGCACCACCTCGGCACCGTCGGGGACCTCACGCACGTCCTCGCACGCATCCCACACCCGCGGCGGCAGCCACGCATCCTCGAGCTCATCCACGAACTGGCACAGCCGCGCCCGGCGGAACGTCGACTCCCGCGTCTTCGGCGGCATGAACGCCGCGATCCCGTCCGCAGTCAGGAACTCCCCCAGCGCCGGGTTCGCCAGCTCCCAGCAATGCCGGCAGTCCACCGGATGGTCCTCGAAACCCGCCGCGGAGAACTCCACCCACACCATCGAAGGATCCTCCGGATGCTCCTTCGCGTACTCGCGCATGTCGGCCAGGACAGACTCAGACCACAGCGGGCCAGGGGTTCCGATACCGATCACCGTCGACTCCGGACGCTTACCCGACGCCAGACCGATCACCTCGTACACCTCGCGGTCGATCCGGCCGAACTCGTCCAAGATCGCCAGCGTGAAGTCCAGGCCCTCCAACCGCTTCGGCACCGCCGGCAACACCTGGAACACCGCATCCCGGGACGGCACAACGAGCTTGTCCTGGTAGACGCTCACCCGCTTCTCGAGCTCCGGGTTCAGCTCCACCATCCGCCGCGCGATGTTGAAACACAGGCCCGCCTGCCGCTCATCACACGCAGCCACCACGATCGACGCGCCCTCAGCACCGAGCATCAGGTCATACAGGCCGAGCGCCGCGACCTTCGTCGTCTTCCCCTGACCCCGCGGCAGCATCCAGCCGGCCAGCCGGGGAGCCGGCGACGGATCCAGCACCGAGCCGACCAGGCCCATCTCCCACGGCTTCAGCCGCAACGGCCGCAGCGCGTTGTGCCCCTTCGGGATTAGCACATGCCGCCGACAGAACGCGTCGAAACGAGCCGATCCCGTCTTCCGGACCCGCCACGGCAGCGGCGACGGGTCGACGCCTGCCTTCGGTCCAGCTCTCACAGCATCGCCCCCAATCTGGACTCATCGGCGGCGCGGGTGATCGGATGTCTGAGGGGCAAGTCATCGGATGACTTAGGCCTTCGGAGAGAGTAATCGGCACTTGGGCTGGCACGGGGGTCAGACGTGGCGCGTAGAAAAAACCGGGCCTACTGATCCGATGACTCGCGGCTCAGACATCCGATGACCTGTGCCCGGGCTCAGGCATGGGCTTGGCGTCCGCCTTCGGCTCGGTTGCATTGGCGTGCGTGTTCGGGGCCGCGGTGCTGGCCTTGGTCGTGGCCTAGGTCCCACTCGTCGCCGGGTTGGATGCGTTGGCCGCAGCGCCAGCAGTCGATGGTGCCGGCCTCGACGTGTGGTGCCCACTGTGCGCGCAGTTGCTGGTGTTGGGTGCCGTAGCCGCGGGCTGTGGTACTGCCTCGCTGTGCGTCGCGCTGTCGGTTGCGTGCTGCCCGGCATTCGGGGCATCGGCTGCCTGTGGTGAGGGTGTGGCCTGGTGGGTAGCGGCTGCTGCCGAGGCATGGACGGAGGGGCATCAGGCTGCGATGGGATCCAGCCCGAGTAGGTCGCGCATGTCGTTGATGACGGCGAGTACTTCGGGTGTGGGGTGGTAGTGCTCTCGTCCGTGGTGGCGGTGCTCGACGAGGGCGCGGTGGAGCTGCTGCTCATCGGCGTATGAGCCAGGCTTGAATGCCAGGATGTCGTCGGCTCCTAGGGCTAGGAGCCGGGTGGCTAGGTCTGTGGTGTAGCCGATCTTGATGATGTCGTCTGGTAGGCGTGCGGCGTAGACGACTGAGCCAAGTGCACGTAGCGCCTCGTTGCGTTCTCGGGTGGTGACTGATGCGGTGACGCGTGAGGCGTCGGTGCCGTTGGCGAGTACGGCGTGGCTGTGGTGATGGTGGCTGCGTTTACGCATAGTTGCTCCCGTCACATGGCCTTGACGCGACAAAGCCCCGGACGGGGGAGGCCGGGGCTTGGGTTGTTCTGGGTGGAGAGACACTTCTTGTGCTGGTGCTCATGGTGCATCGTGGTTGGGCCTATGTCAAACACCACGTCGGTCATGATGCCTCGGCCTCTCCGTTCTCGGCCTTGATGTGCTCTGCCAACAGGCCGATGGTTGCTTGGTTCCAGGTGGCTCGGCAGGTGTCGTTGGTGCAGGTGGCGATGTGGTCTTGGAGGCGGATGCGGATGGTTCCGCGGGTGCCGCATGTGGGGCAGGTGTTGTTGGGGTTGAAGGCGGGTTGGTCCCAGCCTGTGGTGATGCGGGCCCAGGTCCACCAGCGTTCGATGTCGTGGTGGGGGCAGCAGCCTGGTCTTGGTTTGGGTTGGTGGCAGTGGTTGTTGGCTGCTGTGGGGCCGAGTCGGCTGATGCGTTCGATGGTGGTGCCGGTGTGGTCGTGGCCGAGGTCGTGTAGCCAGTTGCCTGCTTGGGTGTGGATGCGGTTGAGGGTGTCGAGGGCGTCGATGCTGGCGGATGGCCGGCTGGTTGCGGGGTTGCTGCCTGCGTTGATGGTGGCGAGGGGTTGTGCGGCGTTGTGGAGTTGGGTGATGAGGGGTGGGTTGGTGGTGGTGTGTTGGCGGGTTTGGCCGGTGAGGGTGAGCCAGTAGGGCTCGTGGTGCTGGGTGGGTTGGGTGAGTTCGTGGATCATGTCGTGGAGGTCGGCGCGGCGGGTGGTCATCCGGCGAACGTTTCGTTGCGGTAGTCCTCGGGGTCGCTGGTGGGGTCGCTTTCGAGTGCGGTGCCTTGCCAGAACCGGTTTGATCTGTCTTCGGCCGTCTCGGGTGTGGCGGGTTGGCCGGGGTAGTCGCGGTTCTCCGTGCTGGGTTTGGTGCCTCCGAGGTGTTCGCTGACGAGGTGGCGGGTGTCTGCGTGTCGGCAGTAGTCGGTGTGGGGGTGGCCGGCGGTGGTGTGGCAGCTGGGGCATTGCGGTTCGGGTTGCCCGGGGTATTCGGGTGTCCATTCCGCGAGCCGCGCCAATTCCCCGTGCTCAATGCACATCGGGCAGACGGTGACGTCATCCGAGGTGATTGCTTCAGCTGAGTAATGGCAGCAGCAGCGAGGCGGATGGTTGTGCTGGGTCTGGTCGTTCATGCTTAGGGTCACCTTCCTTGGTTATCCACAGGCTGCGGCTGCCTCCTGTGGTTGGCCGCCGAGCCCAAGTTGTATGTCCTGGATGCGTCCTCGCGCGTACTCCTTAGTTCTCCTAGGGCCTGACGAATCGTCAGGCCTAACGCGTACGATCTGTCAGGCCTATCCGCGTACGATTCGTACGCGTTTGGCTGGACGATTCGTACGCGTTCAGAGCGTCAGTTTCCATGTCTGCGAGACCTTCCTACCTGGCTTATCCACAGCCGGTTTGATGGCGCCAGCCTTCGTGAGGGCGGTGGTGTGGCGTATCACTTCGTCGCGAATGTGCTTTCTTCTGCGCGCTGTTTCGGGTGTTCCGTCGTCGTCTGGGATATCGCGGCCGAGTGCTATTGCAAGGTCTGCCCAGCCGCCCCAATAGACACACGCTGGCTGACCTTTCGCGTTGGGTTTATCGAGGGATGTCACGGCCATCCGGATAAGCAGTTTGAAGGGCCCCGCGGGTAGGTGGCCCCACTTGGCGGATACGAGTCCGGCGAGTTCGACGCCCATGCATCACTGCCCCTCTTGATCGGCGCGGACCCATTGGGCGGCGGGGCGTGGTGGCCGGCGCCAGTGCCAGGGCTGCCCGCAGACGGGGCAGGGCCAGGGTGGCCGGCGCCAGTGCCAGGGCTGCCCGCAGACGGGGCAGGGCCAGTGGACGCCGACGTGTCCTTGTCCTGGTGGGGGTGGCGTGACGCAGGCGTGCCAGGTGTGTTCGTCGACGGGTCGTCGTCTGCGGGTGGGCTGGGGCTGGCGCTTCGGCCGCATCAGTGGCCCACTCTCAGGACGGCGCGCGGGTGCCGCTCGCAAGCCCGCAGGATCACCTCGAGGAAGCCCATGCACCCCTCGTAGTCACCCCACCCGTTGGCAGGATTCAGGGCCTCGTAGTCGGCGGGATAGGCACGCATCATGTCCACCGCGCCACGGAGGAGGTCGGCCGCGCGCCAGGCGGGCATGTCGGCCATCTCGGCGAGGTCTGCGCCTGCTTTGCGCCACATCGGGGCGACGTTGCTGGTCATGTTCCAGTCGCCGATGCAGGCGTAATTGCCTGCTCCGGTGTCGACCTCGAGGTATACGTCGTAGCTCATCAGTAGCCTCGCCGCGTGTCCTCGTCGAGCACGACCTCATACGGCCAGTCGGGGAACGCTTCCCAGCCGCCGACCCTGACCGGGGCGTGGTGCGGGCACCAGGGGTCGATCGTGAAGTAGGAGCCGAGCACGACTGTCCGGCGGCGTACGGTCGTCCGGCCGACCTGGTAGGGCAGTTGGGCGGTGTGCAGCCGGTAATGGCAGGTGCAGGGCGGCTGTGGCTGCCGGGGGAACAGCGGGCCGACGAGGGGGGCGCAGGCCGTGCAGGTTTCGGCGTCGTGGGTGACAACGTCGAACACGTCGGCGCCGGTGGTGAGCTCGTACGACGGGGCCCGCCAGTAGGTGCGGCAGTACTGGCTGAACAGGATCGCGTGAATCTGCAACAGGGTCCGCCGCCTGATCTGGTTCACCCTGATCCCGGCCGCGGCGAGAGCGTCGGCGAACTGTGGGTCGATCTTGATGAGGTCGTCGGACATCGGTCAGCCACCGTCCGTCAGCGCGAGCACGTCCTGCTTGTCCTGGTACGCGGCGTACAGCGTCTTGTCCGGCCCGACGTGCATGTACGGCAACATCACCTGGTCGATCGTTGCCATCTGCACCGAGACGAGCGCCAGTTGCGACTCAAGCCACGTCTTCGAGATCCGCCACGCGACCCGCTCGGCGTGAGTCAAGCTGTAGAACTTGGCTTGCGACATGCTGGCCGGCCGCTGCTTCCCGAGCACCTTCTGTACCGCGGCGACGTCGACGGGCAGCGTGAACAGCTGCGGGCCGTACTTGGTGCGGAGGCTGAACGTGAGACCCGTGGGTGACCCGTCGCTGTAGTGGATCGCGATCGAGTTCGCGCCAGCCTTGGCGAGCGCGTCCTGCATCTCACCGATCGTCTTGGACGCTGCGATGGTCGTCGTGTAGTTGAGCAGGGCCATGCTCAATCTCCAATCGGTAGATCCGGATCAGGCGGGCCAGTGCACGTTGTCCATCGCGGCGAGGTGGGTCTGCGGCAGCGACGACTCGATCGGCCGGCCGAGGTGCCTCGCGCCCATCGCGGCGATCAGGAGCGCGTCAGCGACGTCGTTGCCGGTGACCTCGACGAGATCCCGGTACCGGTTCGCGGCGGCCAGCATCACGACATCCTTGGATGCCATGCCTTTGCCGGTGGCGTATTTCATCCGGCAGGACGGCGGAACCTCGACGACCGCAGGCCCCATGTTGTGGAGTGCTTCCATGACGAGCCACCAAAGCCCGGAGCGGTCGTGGGCGTGCCCGTCGCGGGATGCGAGCGAGGGGCCTTCGACGAGGACCAGGTCAGCTCCGGCACAGGCCTGCGCCAGCGCGTCCCGGATCTGCGTGAGCCGTCTGTGTCGTTGGTTCAGGGTGGCTGGTAGGGGTTTGCCTTTGGGCCCTCGCCGGATGGGTGGCGGCTTGCTGCTGTACGTGTCGAGGTCGATCCTGGGAGGCTTCGTCTCGGTGAGGTTGAGGCGGGCGACGCCGGTGGATGTGAGGCTGAGGTCGAGGCCGACGATGATCACGGCGTGCCCCCTACGCGGCGCGTCAGCCGGCGGATGGTCAGCAGCCAGACACCGGCGAACAGTCCCGTGATCAGCAGGACCGTCGAGCAGTACAAGCGCCAGCCGTCCCCCTTGTCGATGTCAGGCATTAGGCGTGCTCCCTGCGAGTTTGAGTGCGGCGGCCGTGGTGGCTTTGGAGTGCTGGTCGGTGCTGTAGCGGACGAAGACGTACCGGCTGGTGACGGCGGTGATGACGCCTGTCTCGATGCCGTCGGGGGCGTGCTCGTAGCGGTCCGGGGTGTAGACCACGGCGCGGCCGATGTGCTGCGCGGCCTCGTCGAGGGTCACCAGGTCACCCACCGCTGGCGGCGAGCAGCGTGCTCGTAAGCGACTAGGCCGGACTGGGTATGGCAGTTCTCATCGGGTAGCGCTCCGCAGTACTTGCAGGCGATCGATCGGAACAGCTCCCGTTGCCGATCGCTGTCGCGCCGGACCCACAGGTTGATGACCCGGCCGAGCTCCCGCACGTACACCGGGCGGTACAGGAACTCTGACCAGCAGTCCGGGCAGGGCCAGAGCCATCCGACGGGCTGCCCGCTGGGTGGCTTGCAGACGTGGCGGTCTGGGGTGCTGGTGGCCTGCCCGGACGCCATCAGTCCTCCTCGGCCTGGCTCATGGCGAGGTCGAACGTCAGGACCAGCTGTCGGGTCGACGGCTGGAACCTCACCTTGGCGGCCCTGTAGAGGATCGCGGCGGCCATTGCGGTGGCTGCGCCGGGCTTGTACAACTGCCCTTCCTCGTCCTGGACGTGGATGAGGAGCTCGGTGAGCGCAGCGTTGGCGATGGCGCGGTCGGCGACGGGGATGGGCTCGGCCATCAGTCGGTGCCTTCCTCGAGGAGCGTCCCCTCACCATCGAGGACCTCCACCGCCGGATCAGCCGGCTCCTCGAACGACACCGGCGACACCGAATCCACCTCGACCTTCACCAGGTGGATCGTCTGCTGCTTCACGTCCTCGTCGCCGATCATCTTCACGCGGCCGCGGACCCTGAACTCGACTTCCTCGCCGCGTTCGAAGTCGACCTTGAGTGATTCGTAGCCCATGCCTGTGAAGCTGAATTTGGTTGTGCGTTCCATGCCATCGAACGTCTGCTCTCCTGCGGTCATGCGGTGGGTTCTCCTTGCTGGGTTGGGGTGTCGAACAATGTGGGGGCGGGTTCGGTCTTCGGCTTCGGCGCCGGACGTGGCCGGTCGCTGCACGAAGAGAAGTGGGCGACGTACCGGGTATAGGGCCGCTCGTACGGGTGCTCCCGCGACTCGACGTAGCCCTGCAGCTGGTTGCCGACCAACCGGGCGCACACGGTGCCGGTGGCGTCGGGGATCGGGTCGACGGGGACACGCTTGCCGGTGGCGGTCATCTTCACGTAGACGATGCGGGCCTGGCAGTCGTCGCAGGAGGTGGGCCCGGTTAGCCGCATCGACTGGAACCGGCGGCCGCGACGCCGCTTCGGAGGCATCAGGGCTCACCTGCCTCGGCGCGCTCCTGCTCGACCTTCACGATCAGCGCTTCCACGTCATCCCGCGTCTTGCAATCAGCGAGCACGGCCAGCAGCGTCTTACCCTCGGCCGCGGTCAGGCCGGTCGCGGAGGGTTTCCCCGTCGCCTTGTCGGTCGGCTCGTGCCCGACCAGCGACGACGCGACATGCAGCCGCTCCACCGGGTCGTCGATCGCGAGCTGCTTGAACAGCCCGGACAGGGCGCGCAGGTCACCACGGCCGATCATCCGCGGCCCGGCCTCAGCCTCAACCTCGCCGGTCTTGGGCATCACGCCCGTACGTCGCGCCTCGGCTACGGCGGCTTCAAGCGACTTGATCACCACGGCGGCGTCGGCGGCCTTCACGTCACGGCGGGACCCGATCGGCCGCTCCAGCAGCTTTCCGAGGTACTCCCGCTGGGCTGCAGGGTCGTTCTTCATGCCGAGGTTCTCGAACAGCGCGAATATCATTCCGCGCTGTTTCTCGCTGAGGTCGGCGGCTGGGTCGGCCTGACGCTGCGGTTCGGCCGGGTCGCTACCTGCCTCGTCCTTGGGCAGGTTCGACAGGTACGCGGCGAACTGCCGCAACTCGGCCGGGGTCGCGTCCCGCACGTCCTTCCCGGTCTGCTTGTAGTACGCCGCACCGGCCTCGGACCCGTCGCCCCACGCGCCGTACTGGAACTGCCAGGCGCCTTGGACGGCGCCGATCGCCGCGGCCCGCTCGTTGTCGACCGGCTCGACGGTGCGCTGCTGCTGGCTGTAGGTCGCGGCCGCCCCGTCGTCGTCCTCAGGTGCGACGCCGGTCACGGCGCACAGGCAGTACCGGCGCGCGTAGGTGATCGCGGACCCCATCGCCTGCGGCGTCTTCGAGTCCGCCGGCAGCGGGAACTCGCCGTCGAGGTACTCCCCGGACGTGTGCAGCAGCAGGTAGCGCAGCACGAACCGGTTCGCGGACAGCGTCGGCAGCGTCGTGAACGCTAGGCCGTGTTCGGCGAGGCGCGGGTAGATCGCGCGGGACACCGCGGTCAGGTCTGCGTAGCTGTAGCTGTAGCTGCCCTTGTCGCTGGTGACCTTGGCGGTCTGGTCCTTGCCGACGACGGGCAGTTCGCGTTGTACGTCCGCGATCGCCGCCGCGATCTTGCTATAGGTGCGGATCTCCGGGTTACCCCCCAGGTTCGGGGGTTGCGGTTCGGTCACAGGTGGTCGCTCCAATATGGCGGTTCGTCGGGGGGTGGCTCGCCGAACGGGATCCCGGACTTCGCCCGGCGCTGGAGGAGACGCAGCAACGAAGCAGCCCAATGTCTGCCGGCGCCTTCCTCCCAGTCGATCGCGCACCCGGTCGGGTCGACGCCCGGCCGCCCGACCTCGGAGACGCCACCGGTCGCGACGACCCCCAGCTCGATCACGGCACGGTTCAGCAGGTCGGGGAACAGGCTCGGGTCCTTCCACGGCTCGGCCCAGATGTCCGCGCGGATCTCCTCGAGCTCATCCGGCGTCACTTCGGCCTCACCGCCT